CGAAATATTGTAAGATTGAAAAAGAAAGGATTTTATATTAAGAAAGGCCAAAAAGATGGATCAATTTATTTAAACATATTTAAGCCTGACTTTATCCAATACATTCAAGACAGACCAGACCAGGAAGGGTGGGTAAAGCTCCGGATATATGAAAGGGAAATAGTGGACGATAAGGGACACACCCACAATATGGAGCAAGTTAACATACCAGAAAGCAAACAAAACATAATTGACTAAGCAAATAAATTTCCATGGCAATAACTGACAATCAATTGGATAAGTTGATCGAACAAAGGGAAGAGAAGAAGAAGAAAGGAGGATACCGGCCAGGATCCGGACGAAAGAAAAGATTAGAGGAGGAGGAAGTGATAGCCAGGCTGCAACCAATGGCGGATCTAGCTTTCCGGGTATTGGAAAGGAAGATAGGTGACGGCGATCCTAAGGCGTTACAGATCTTTATGAACTATTACATAGGGTTGCCGACTCAAAAAATCGAGAACAAAATAGAAGGCAACTTAAACCAAGTCCAAGTTGAAGTAATTAAACCAAACATCGAAGTACTTGAGGCGGCGACAAATTGACGATATGACATGCGTTTTCTATTTAACATAATACTAGTTATTAGTCATATTAAACTTATTTAAATATGTTTGACACAATGGCAGCCGGTTTGGTCGTCCACTAATGGGGGGGACTTAAAGTTTTAACATTGATCGGACGGCGGGGTATAACGGTATTTCTGATATCCCTCAAACCAATGTCTAAACAAACTTAATACTAATGACCCCCTTTTTATACCTACTTTTCACTTGTAAAAACTAATTCCGATTTTTTAGAAAATAACTGAAACTATGAATGCTAAACTACAAACTAACAAGATCTTTGAAATATTGCAAGAGAGCAATAAGAGAATAACAGTAATGCAGGGAGGCTCTCGTTCTGGTAAAACCTATAATATTCTTATTTGGTTTATCATAAAGCTGTTGCAAGAAAATGGTAAGACCCTCACAGTAGTACGCCAGTCTTTGCCTTCGATCAAGGGATCGGTGCTTAGAGATTTTGTAGACATCCTCACTCGTCTTGGTATTTATTCGGAAGACAATCACAATAAAACAGAACAGATATATCAGCTCAATGGCAATGTCATCGAGTTTGTGTCAGCGGATCAACCACAAAAGATACGAGGTCGAGCCAGAACGTACCTCTTCTGCAACGAAGCCAACGAACTAAGTTACGAGGCATGGATGCAGCTCATCATGCGTACAGAGGGAAAAATTGTGATTGACTACAACCCATCAGATCTGTCATCATGGATTTACGACAATGTGATTCCTCGTGACGATGCTGACTTTCATATCACAACATTTAAAGACAATCCATTTCTTCCAAAGGAATTGATTGATGAACTTGAACGGTTAAAAGATGCAGATGAAAATTATTGGCAGATATATGGACTCGGACAACGAGGACTTAGCCAAGACTTAATTTATCTGCATTGGAAGACAACAGAGAATATGCCAGAGGGTGAGACGGTGTATGGCCTTGACTTTGGGTTTAACAATCCATCATCACTTGTAAAAGTCGTATTCAATGACGGCATTGCATATGTAAAGGAATTGCTATACGAAACGAAACTTACGACCAACGACTTAGTGGAAAAAATCTTAGCTTTGGGATTAGAGAGATATGACGAGATTTATTGTGATGCAGCGGAGCCAAAGACAATAGAGGAACTTGTGAGAAACGGTCTAAACGCAAAGCCAGCCAATAAAGATGTAACGGAAGGGATACGCACAATAAAAGGCACCCCTTTGGTTATCCATCAGGATTCCGTAAATTTACTCAAGGAATTAAAAAATTACCGTTGGAAAACGGATCGTAATGGTATGAAGTTAGATCAGCCAGTGAAATTCTCAGATCACGCTTGTGACGCTATGCGTTATGCAATATTTTCTAAATTAACAATCCCTAGCGTTACCTGGGGAGCAATATAACAACATGGGATTATTTGACATCTTCAAAAAGAAAGGCATCAATCCATATCCATCTAGTCCAGTGCAGATGGTCGGCCTTAATAGTGCGCTGGTTCAAAATTACACATCGGCATCATATGTTACAGAAGGATATCTCGGCAACGCAGATGTCTATGCTATTGTGAGCTTTCTTGCTCGCAAGAGTGCTTCTATACCTTGGTATGTCTATAAGCTCAATGGCGGCGAGAAGGCTCGCACCGAGCTGATGCGCTATAAGCAACTATCTAAAGGCATTGCAAATCGTGGTGCCTATGAGCAAGCACTGATTTCTCGCAAGAACGCATACAGCGAAAATATTATAATGGGTACGCCACTTGCGCGTTTACTAGAAAGACCTAATTCTTATCAATCTCAAGATCAATTCTTTGAAAACTTATTCGGATACAGATACCTCTCAGGAGAAGGAAACATTTATGGAAATGATGGTAAACTTGGAGGAACCTTCAGTGAACTCAACATTCTCCCAACCCAATTTTTGGAAATATACCCAGATCCAATCGATCTATATAATATCGTGGCATACAAGCTGCAAGTAGGTGAAGGAATTAATTTGCCGAAAGAACAAGTGATGCATTGGGCGTCATGGAACCCAGAGTTTGATGCTACGACCCGTGCGCATCTTCGTGGCATCTCGCCACTTCGTGCAGCACTAAAGACACTTCGTATGTCGAACAATGCGGCGGATGCAAGTGCAATGATGACCGGCAATGGTGGCGCAAAGGGAGCCTTGACACCAAGGCCACTTGGCAGCATCGTGCCGAGCTTTACAGTGGAGCAAGCTAGTGACATTAGGCGTGCAGTGAATGAGAACATAAACTATGTTGACAACAAAGGCAAAGTAGCTGTGCTGCAAACTCCTTGGGATTACCTAAACTTTGGTATGTCGAGTGTGGATATGGAGCTAGTGAACACACTGCGCCTATCTATGCACCAGTGGTGCCGCGTGTTTGGTCTTCCTGCTGTGCTGTTCGATGTTGATACATCTAGCTACAACAACTACCAAAACGCTATGCGTGACCTTATAACCAACACAATCATACCGATGTGTTGTCAACTTCGTGATGAGCTGAACAAATGGCTCGTGCCAAGATACGGAGAGGATGCATTTATTGACTTTGATATTACGGCACTACCAGAGATGCAGCAAGACATGGAGCGCATGGTGCGTTCACTTCGTGATGCCAACTGGTTGACATTTGACGAGAAGCGAGTAGCTATGAACTATCAAGAGCGTGAGGGTGCATTTGAGTACGCATACATCAACCAAGGCTTGATACCAATTGAGCAAGCGGTGATGGATCTTACAATACCTCCAAGCGAAAACGAAGACAATGGAGATAACATCGCAAACAACAGACGAGGAGATAATGAGGATCGTGATGACGAGATATCCGAAGCTGAAGAGCGAGCAGAACTGCGCAGTAGAGAAAGCAATGATGATGTCATTGAGGGAAGCGTATAAAAAAAAGCTAATCGATGAACGCGAGTCAAAGAGAGGCTTATTGGACAAAATTTGAGAGACTTCGTAGAGGTCTTGACAATAAATATAGTTCTTTGTTTCAAAAGGCGATCAGTAAAGAGATGCGCAAAGTTGCTAGAGATTTAGAACTCATGGGACCGAGTGCAACGCTGTCTATGATGGGCAGCTATGCGTGGAGCGATGAGCTGATAAAGATAATGACTGAGCTATACCGCGAAACAGCGGTTATATTTGGCAATGCTAGTTTTAGAGCTGTAAGAAATCAAACTCGCAAGGCCGCAGACCCATTTGGATTAAATACTGACTTTATAAGTCAAATTGTGCAATTTTTGGCACTTTATGGCTTTCAGCTTGTGGCAGACATTACGCAGACTTCTAAAAAGAAGTTGATGGATATAATCACACAAGCTGTGCAAGAGGGGCTGAGCATAGACGAGATGGTCCGCATTATAACAAGTGATGACCAACTAGGATATAGCGCAATGCGTGCAAGAAGGATAGCAAGAACGGAGGTGATGCGTGCATCAAACTATGCTGCTCTACAAGGCGCAAATTCCCATAACTTTGAAGTAGATAAAGTTTGGATTGCGGCGAGAGACAGCAGAACGAGGAGAATACCTCGCAATACTTATGATCACTTAAACATGGATGGCCAACAAGTTCCGTATGACCAGCCATTTACTTCTACTGGTAAGAAAGGTGACACAGTGCTAGCCGCTGCACCTGGAGACCCAAATAGCCCAGCGGGCTTCACTATTAACTGCCGATGCGCAATAGGCTTCGTGCCAAAGCGTGATCAAAACGGAAGATTAATAATGAAACGATAATTATGCCAATATATTCATGCTCGAATGGTAAGTACCGCATTGGTGAAGGCGAATGCGTTTACGAAAATAGAGAAACTGCACTGAGTGCTTATCAAGCATATTTAGCACAAGAGGGCAAGAGCCTTGAACTGAAAGAAGAGACCTACAATGATTATCCTGAGTCTGCAAGCAACAATGCAAAGCGTGCTTTAAAGTACAAAGAGGAGAACGGAAGCAGTTGCGGTACACCAGTTGGCTGGACCCGTGCAAATCAACTTGCAAATAGAGAAAAGATAAGTAGAGACACAATCGCTCGCATGGCTTCGTTCAAAAGACATCAGCAGCACGCAGATGTTCCATATACAGAAGGATGCGGCGGTCTAATGTGGGATGCATGGGGTGGCACTTCTGGCGTAGAGTGGGCAATAAGAAAATTAAAACAAATAGATAAAAAACAAGGTGGAATGATATACAATTACAAATCCTTTGATATAGAGGTAAAAGATGTTGACACAAAAGCTGGCGAAGTCATTGGTTACTTCTCTGCATTTGGCAATGTTGACAGCGATGGTGACATTATGATGCCAGGCGCATTTAAGCGTTCAATCCAAGACTGGGGACCAGAAGGAAAAGGTAGAATCAAGCATCTTATGAACCATGACCCTTCTCAGCCTCTTGGCAAAATGCTTGATTTGCGAGAAGACGACTATGGTCTTTATTACAGAAGTAAAATTGGCAGTCACCAACTTGGCAAGGATTTTGTGAAGATGGTAGAGAGTGGACTTATTACTGAACATTCAATCGGATTTAAAACACTTCGTGAGCAAAAAGCAGAAGCAGGAAATCAAATACATGAAGTAATGTTATTTGAAGGTAGTAGCCTTACTGCTTGGGGCGCAAACGAAGCAACTCCACTACTTGGCATGAAAAATTATAATAATTTAGAGAAGCTGCAAGACCAAATCAAAGCGTTTGAGAAATTTATTCGCAACAGCGATGTAACAGACGAGACGATTGATCTTTGCATATTAAAAGTAAAACAATTAGCACAAGCCGTAGAACACATGAGTAGCACAGTGGCAGTTGACGAAACACCATTGCAGCCAAAAGAAGAAGAGGTAAGTGTTGATACATTGATAAACATAATAAATAAAATTTAAAATGAGCGACATTAAAACATTCGAAGCTGCTCTCGAAGCCAAATTGGCTGAGCAGAAGGCTGAAGTAGCTGCTGCTACTGAGAAAGCCGCTAAACAGTTCGAAAGCAAAGTTGAGTCAATCAACGCTGAGATTGCTAAGAACAACAAGACAATCATGGAAGCAAGAGAAGAAGTTCTCGCTGCTAAATCTGCTTTCGGTAAACTCTCTGCTAAAGAAGAGAAGAAAGTAGCACAATCTTACAACGACCACATCGCTGAAATCAAATCTGCAATTGGTGATGCAATCGTTAAAGGTTACGATTCAATTAAAGAAGCTGTTAGAACAAACGGTAAAGGTTTCAACGTAGAGTTGGAGCTGAAAGCAGTTGGTACAATGACAGAAGCTGGAAACCTTACTGGTTCTCCTTACGTTTCTTATTTGCAATCTCCTGCATTGCGTTCATTCGTAAACCCACACCTCAGAAGTGTATTTAACATCATCCCAGTATCTACTGGTTCTGTTTCTTTCCCTAAAGGTAACATCCCAGTTGGTGAAGGTTCTTTCGGTAAGCAAACTGAAGGTTCTGACAAGACTCAGATCGATTACGATGTAACAGTTGTAAACAAGGTGTTGCAATTCATCGCTGGTTATGTAAAGGTATCTCGCCAAATGGTTGATGATCTACCTTTCTTGAACGCATATTTGCAGCAGTCTTTGATCGAAGATTTCCAAAGAGCTGAAGATACATATTACTTGAACGACCTCGCAGCTTCTGCAACCGCTGGTTCATCTAGTGGTGCAAACACTGCCGAGAAGTTCGTAGATTATGTAGCACAACTTGGCGGTCTTAACTGGAATGCAAACCTTATCTTGACCACACATGCTGGTTGGGCTAACGTAATGAAAACCTTGCCTGCTGGCGGTTCTTACTCTGTACCTGGTGGTATCACTATTGATGCTCAAGGTAACGTGAGAATCATGGGTATCCCAGTTGTACCACATTCTTTGGTTACAGCATCTAAGGCTTATGTTATGGATACAACTAAGTTTGCTATCGCACAACAAAGCGGCCTTGCAGTAAGAAGCACTGAATTTGACGGTTCTGATTTTGTTAAGAACTTGATCACTTTCCGTTGCGAAGCTCGTTGCGACTTGATGAGTTTCCAGCCTACTGCTTGCTTGTACGGAGCTATCTAATTTGCCCATACATAAAAATAAAAGGGAGGCCCGTAAGCCTCCTTTTTTTTAACTACTATGAAAGGATACATATTAACTACGGAAAATGCAATAGATCGACTCTCTAGTGCAATGCAAGAAGTATCTAAATTAAGATACGAGCCAGAGCCTTATTATGCTATAAAAAATGCTGACGCAAAAGTCAGCTTTAATATAAGCATGAAAAATATAATGAGTGAACACGATGGCGTTCTTGCATTATTTGAAGATGATGTATTAATTAAAGAATATGCGCATTTTGAAAGCGCACTTAGTCAACTTCCAAGTGATTGGGAGCTTTGTTATTTAGGTGCTAATATTATAGGCGAAGTAACAAGATATAGTCAAAATTTATTTTGGCTTAATGGCGGCTGGACAACTCATGCCGTCTTATATAACAATCCGAAAAAATTTAGTGAGCCATTCCTTGATATGACTTATCAATATGATGATTGGCTTTTGAAACATATACAACCAAGAGGTAAGACTTTTATTATATCTCCTATGATGGCTTGGCAAAAACCACATTACTCTCCACTATGGAATCATTACGCAGATTATACAAATATCTTTGATGGTTCTGCAAATAAACTAATATGAACATACTTGCTTCAATTCATTTGTACCCACCAAAACACAATTGCGGTGCGGAGTACATGATTCACTGGATGCTAAAAGATTTACAAAGCAAAGGTCATCATATAAAAATTTTACTGCATCAAGCAAATAAATACCGCATAAGTAATAACTATATTTTTGACGGTATTGATGTATTTCCTCCGCAAGAAAATGTTATAGATAGTTTAATGCGTTGGAGCCATGCAGTTTTTACGCATTTAGATTATACAAGATGGACAATTGCAAGTGCTGCACTTTACAAAAAACCAGTCTTTCATTTAATACATAATAGCCATCCATACCCCGAAATCATCAATGCAAGACACAATCAACATATTGTGTATAACTCTTTATGGCTAAAAAACCTATTGAATTATCAATGGCCTAACTTTATAATGACGCCGCCAGTTGACTATCGTATTTATGACTTGCAGATTGACCCAGCGAAGAACGAGTACATAACTCTCATTAACACAAACGAGAACAAGGGCGGTAAGATATTTGAACAGTTAGCCAAGGCAATGCCAAATAAGCGGTTTTTAGGCGTTTTAGGCAGCTATGATGAGCAAGTGAAGGCAAACCTTCCAAATCTCACATATGTGCCAAATACGAGCGATATAAACCAATATTATAGGCAAACTCGCATTCTACTGATGCCAAGTGAGTATGAGAGCTGGGGAAGAACGGCAACCGAGGCAATGTGCAGTGGCATTCCGGTCATATGCAGCGAGGCAGAAGGGCTGAAAGAGAACTGCGGAACGGCTGGAATATATATAAAAAATCGTAATGAGATTAAAAGCTGGGTTAACGCGATTAATAGGCTGGATGACAAAAAAGCCTACGAGGAAGCCTCAAGAAAAGCAAAAGCGAGATCTAGAGAACATGATCCGCGCAAAGCACTCGATGAGTTTGAAGGATGGTTCCGAGAAATGGTTAATAAATATTAGTAAAAATGGCGATATATATAAACGGAGTGACGATTGTAGCTGATGCTGTGGTAGAGCCAGTCAGTCTCACAGACGCAAAGAATTGGATGCGAATAGATTATACATCAGATGATTCTTTAATACAAGGACTTCTGAATGCATCGAGAGTGCATCTTGAGAAATTGACTGGCCTTTCTTTTGTTAATAAACTAATTAGAACGAATTTTGAACTAACCGGAATCCAGCCTCCGCTATGGATGGTAGACCTTCCTTACGGACCGCTGGTATGTGTAGATGAACTTAAAATAAAAACTGGCATAGGCTTATACAATACTTTGACCAAAAACGAGGACTTTGAGATTATTGCAGGCAAAGTATGGATCTACGAGCCAGGTATTTATACAGCTCTTTATCAAGGCGGGTTTGGAACACTTCCAGAGGATTTGGCAGACGATATTATGGCTTTGACTGCATGGCAGTACGAGAACAGAGGAAAGAAGATGAACGCAGACAGACAAGCTCTCATCAGCCAATATCCTAACTGGGATGGACTTAATTATCATCAGTACAAAAAGGTGAATATTTAATGGCTTTTAGAATACAAGTCACTGGTATAGATCAATCACTTAAAAAAATAAAAAGTGATTACGAAAAGGCTGCAAATGAAGTAGACTCTGAATTAGCAGCTACTTGTGAAAATATTTTGACGGCTGCAAAATCATATTTGCCTGCTGATTTTGGTCAATTAAAAGGGTCATTGAGAATATTAGAAAAAAAGAAATTTTCTTACACAATAGGATCTAGACTTAATTATGCTGCTTATGTAGAATTCGGAACGGGACCATATGCCAAATCATATGTTCCTAGTCTAGAGAAAGAGTGGCAGGATTATGCAAGAAAATTTAAAAAGACTAAAGACGGTAACAGTCCGCATTATGCTTACTTTTATCCAGCTATTAGATACTATATTATAACTTTGACACAAAGATTAGAATACATTTTTAGTAAATATGAAAGACAGTAGCAATAATGTAAGAACTATTTACGTTAATGCTCTTAACGGTAATTTGTCATACAACGGCAAAGATGTCCCAGTTTATGGGCAAACACCATTTAGAACATTGCCGCAGAATTATGTTATAATTTCATCTATTACTGAAAATGCAAATAATACTAATAACTCTTTTCAAAATACAGTTAGCGTTGACATAGACATATTCAGTCAACAATATAGAGTAAATGATCTTTCGGTAGTTGATAACATTTCCGGACAGATTTTAAATATATTAATTCCTATACCTGGCATTATTGGTTTTGATGATAGCGATTTTGAAATTTTCCCAATGTCTAGAACAAATTCAGTATATTTACCTTTGTATGACGGAGATAATTATGTAGCACGTAAAATAATAACAATCAATAATTTAGTAAATCAAAAATAAACAAACATGGTACAAGTATTAGGCGCAGCCCAAGCAATTGAAATTGATGTTACTGGAGGTTCTAACTTCGATGATTTAGTATGCCTCAGTTCTTCATCAATTAATGGTACAGCTGATTCTTCAAGCACTCAAACAAATTGCGGTGTATTGACCTCAGTTGGTTTTCCACAAATGACATTAAATTTTGATGCAATTTGTAAGACAGACCCAACAGCTGGTTCTGAAATTTCTTACAATTCTTTGCTTCAAGCATTTAATCTTAAAACTTTGGTAAATGTAAGAGTACAAAATCCAGTTGTTACTGGGTCATCTGTTGGTGCAGCTTACTATCATCAGTTTTATGGTTATATTACTTCATTGACATGGACTCAATCAACTACTGAATTCATTTCATTTTCTGGAACAATTGTATCTTCTGGAGGTATTGATGTAACTGTATAATTATGAACTATATTACTTTAACTATTTACGAAGAAAAACTTGGACTTAAATTTGGTATGGCATCCTTCAGATACTTACAAGATAAATTTGTCAGTGGCAAATCTTTTGTAGGTAATGAATTGAATGAAATAGGGATTGCACATATTATTTATAGCGGATACTATAACAATTGTCTTGTAAAAGAAATTGATGTAAAATATGATTTAGAATATTTTATTGATTGGATAGAAAAAAACATAACCAATCAAAGTGTTTTAGATCAAATTAAATCCACTATAGAATTATGGTCATCAAATGAATTCATAAGACAAAAAGAAGGACAGCAAAATGTTGCAAAAAAAAAGACTACTCGTGGGAAGAAATAGAAGCATATGCTTTTGGTAGTTTGCAACTAAAACCAAATGAATTTTATTCATATAGTCCTAGGCAACTTTCACTTGCTATATCTGGCCATAATGATAAAGTGGTAGATGAATATAGAAGAACAAGATTAATAATGTTTACAATGGTAAGATTACATGGAGATCCAAAATCGGCTCCAAAATCACCAGAAGCATTATGGCCCTTACCTGGAGATCCAGATATGACTATAAAGGATGATGAATTAAAGGATTACTATAATCGATACATGAATGAACGAAGTAGGAGTTAAATATAAAGTTGAGGCCGACTTAGATCAGGCAGCAAAAGAAATAGAATCCTTTTCCAAAAAATCCAGAACAGCTTTAACAAGTTTAAGTTTAGTTGTTCAAGATTTACCTTATGGTTTTATTGGTATCCAAAATAACTTACCAGGTGTAATACAATCATTTGGAGAATTAAGTGCAAAATCTGGCGGAGCTGTTGGGGCGTTAAAGGAATTAGGTAAATCACTAATTGGTCCAGCTGGTATTTATTTAGCATTTAGTGCAGTAACAAGTGGTGTGACATTTTTAATACAAAAATATGGATCACTTGGTGCAGCATTTGATAGTTTGTTTGGCAAAACATATAGCTATACAAAATCTATAAATGAAGCTAGAAAGGCACAAGAAGAATTTTTAAAAACAGTAAAGGATACAAATGATATAGAAAACGAAGCAGCATCTCAATATGAAGCTAGCTCTATACGTTTACAAACATTACTTGGTATTGTATTAGATGAAACCAAAGCGCAGACACAAAGAAAGAATGCTTTAGCTCAATTGAAAGAATTAGATAAAGATAGATTTGCTAATTATACACTAGAAAAATCTTCTTTACAAGGATTAACAACTGAGGTTAATAATTATACAAATGCATTAATTGCCAATGCAGTTGCAAAACAATATGAACAAGAGATTGGCAAAACTATAGTTAATCTTAACAACCAAAGAGATGCGTTATTTGATTTACAAAAAGAATTTGATAAATTAAATGATACATATCCTGATTTAATTGATAAAGTAAAACAATATAAAGAGGAAAGTGCTAAAGCAGCAGCAGCAGCTGGTACTGCTATGGCTCCAGTAAGAGTTGATTTAAGTGCGCAACAAAGAAATTTTAGTAAAGCTGAAAAAGATTTAATAAATCAATTTATAGATTTAGAAAACAAAATTAATGAAAGAGGTATTGTAGTAAATACAGAGTTTGGAAGAAGTGAACAACTAACAAAAAAATTACAAGACTTAATAACTGAAGCTAACAATTATTTTAAGCCTGGAGGTACTGGTAAATCTATTAAAATAAAATTTGATTTTGAATTACCAAAAACAGAAGACTATAAAAAATATATTGAAAAATTTTATACTCCAGAAAATGCGATAACAAGATTAAGCAAATTTGCAGATGTATTACTTGACGTAAATGCAAAAGAAGCTGATAGAAAAAAAATATTAGAACAATTAGATGCAGAAAGCACAAAAGTACTTGGTACTAATGCAAATTATTTTCAAAATTTACTTATTGGTGTTTCTAGCTATGGGGATTTAACTGAAGCTGTCAAACAATATGGCTTTGCTTTACAACAAGCTGTATTAGATCAGCAAGAATTATTTTCAGCTCAAGAGCAAATAAAAGCTCCAACATTTGGCATATCTGACGTAAAAATAGGACTGTTTGGTGATATTGAAGCAGCAGTAACAAGCCCTAACATAGAAAAAGCATTTGAGGAATTTAAAGACAGAGCAAAGGGGCTAAAGACAGATATTGTACCCTCATTAAAAGATTTTGAAAAAACCTTGAGGGAAATATTAACTCTTGAAACATTTAAGAGTGAAGTGCCTCTTACTTTTCAGCAAATTACAAAAATAATAACTGACGAATTAAATAAAATTGATAAGCAATTAACTGATTTAGAATTAGAAAAACAACTTGCAGAACAATTTGAAAATTATTATGATCTTTTAGATGATTTAGCAAATCAAACAAAAAGAACATATGAAGATATAAGACAATATGTATCACAAGTATTAACCAAGCCATTAGATTATCTTATAAATACTATTTTAGAAAAGGGTAAGGTAACATGGAGAGAATTTGCTGATATAGCAATTGAAAGTTTAAAAAGAATTGCAGCGCAAGTTGCAATTAATGCAATAATATCAGCTATAGCAAGTGCTTTAGCTCCAGGAGCTGGATCCCTTATTGGTAATTTGGAAAAAGTAAAAACGGGGGCATTAAATGATTATTTAAAAAATACAGCATTTTTAGATCTATTTGGGACAGGAGGCGCAGCTAATTTTTCTGGCGTTCAAGGTACAGGCGGATTGTCTGGACAAGTAGTTTTTGTACAAAGAGGTGCTGATCTTGTAGGGGTATTAAACAGAACAAACACTAATATAAATAGAATTGGCTAGAAGCGAAAAATATAGGATTGAATTTGTTAATAGACAAGGGGATACTTGTACAATACAATTGTTGTATGAAGGATGGGGAGGAGCTGTTACATATTTGACGCCTGCCAATAGGCCTTTTATATTACAGGAGTTTAACACACAAGAAGATTTATTCAAACCATTTAGACCGCAACAAGCAGTAATAAATATAATAGCATCAGATTCATCTGTCACAATGGAAAATTTTATGACAGATAATGACAATGACATCGAAGTTATATTTAGCTTCGGATCATTTAGCCCATATTGGTATGGGTTTATTTTGCAAGACAATTTTCAAGAAACCTGGATTGCAGGTGAGCATATTTTAACACTAACTGCAACTGAAGGAATTGGCCAATTATCAGAAAAAGAATTTAGCAACAATGGAGTAGAAGTTACAGGCAGAATTACACCGTGGACAGCATTAGGTTATGCATTGCAAGATACATCACAATCATTAGTACAATCTAGAATATATAATAGCTTGTATCACACATCAATGAATAGCACTAATACTGATATGTGCTTAGATCAGTGTTATACTGAATCAAGAACTTTCCAAATTGAACCAAAGCAATATGATAGCAAATTAGAGGTTATAAATAAAATAAATTATTCCTTTGGGCAAACATTATTTCAATATAAAGGCCAATGGTATTTTCTGAGATTAGAGGATTTATATATACCAACAAATACTGATTTAAGAGGTTTTAGAAATCAAGTTGGAGGTGGTAGGGCTACTGCAAACAGAAGATATGATGCAGAAATTGGAGTTGGTGAAACAATAAAACCTATTACTCCAGAAATGCTCCGATACTTACAAAGACGAACAAAAGAGGATAAAGTTAATAAAAGATATGAAATGTTTGCTGAATGTGTGCCTAATTCATCTTTTACAAGAGGCGCACTTGTAAGCGAAAACGCTTCACTAAAATTATTTCAATTAGATAATTGGACGTTCCAAGAAGGAACATTTAATAGTCCAACTCCCGTTAGTAGAACAAAAGGTATATCAGAAATATATCTTGATACAATATTAAGTGAAAGATTAGCTTTTTTTAGACTTGCAGATTCAAATGATAGTTGGATAAAGTCAGATTATTGCTATGTGAGAGTATTAGATACTTTAAGAATATCTTTTACATTTAAATATAATTATTACCCTGCTGATAAAAAAACAATAAAAGTTGCATATGTACTTTTGGAAACATCAACTGGTGATTACACGTTGGATAGTGAAGGGCATTGGAGAAACGCAAATACTGGATTTTCTGGGTCACCTACAGCAATAACATTTGACATAGATGATAATAAAGATATATATGCAGATGATTGGAATACAATAACCATAAACTCTGATCCAACGCCAAATGCTGGAAAGTTTAAGTTTGTGTTTTATGGAGAAGACAAAAAAAGTTATGTAGACAATCAAGTAAACATCAAAAACTTTTCATTAGACACTATTCCAATTTTTAACATTGATGAACGTAGATCAAATATAACAGGGCATCAAGTTAAATATGTAAAAACAGACAATTTAAGAAATGTATCTGAATACGATATTTACTTAGAAGATAATGTTTCTTATAATTTCAAAGGAACTTTATTTGAGTCAGATGCATTGACATTAACAAATGCAGAGTGGTTTAGACAAAGATATAGTGCAGAAAGATTCCCATTTTTACAACAAGCATTGATACCATTTTGGGAACATAACAGATTTGATAGAAATAAAATTGATGTTAATTGTTTTGGACTAAAATGGAACGGCGGATCTGATCCTATTGGTTTGATAAATACTGTAATATTTACTGACGATGACCCAGATAAAGTATATTATATAATGAATATGCGTGAAATTGATTTTGAAGCGGCAACGTGGTCAGCTACATTAGTAGAAGTTTATGATACCCAAAAAGATCCAGGAACAAATATAACTAAAACATTTGAGGCAGATGTTACAACTGGATCATATAGTTCTATAAGTTATGTGCCATTTACTATAGTAAGCGCAGCAGATTTTACTTTAGGAGGAACTACAAACATAACATATATAGGAAGTAATAATATAACAGTCAATTTTGCTTGTAATGTATCTGGGGCTATAACTAGCAGTTCTGGAGCAGCAAGTGTCGATTTTGTTTTATATAAAAACTCAACTCCTTTAAATACACAAACCGTTTATATAAATAATAATCCAGAATATTTTAACGTAGATCTAAGTACAAATAGTGTTTTATTGTCTACAAATGATATTTTATCTATATTTATAGATAGCAATATATACGCATTGGATTTAACAGGTGGAGAAATGACTTTTAGCTATACAACAAGTACAGCACAAACTTTTGATACTTATGTAGATAAATATTTAACAAATTAACATGGCGGATGCGGTAAAATCAGAAGGTTTAGTTTTAGCGGTTACAAATGCTAGCGGCAATGTATATCCTTTTGCTTGTAGCAGAAATGCTACATTAAGTATTACTAGGGATTTTTTGGAATTAGCTCCTAGATCAAATGGTATTTTTAGAGAATATTTAGCAAATAGAACATCTTTTACTGTTTCCGGCAGTGGTTTAATAAAAATGTCAGAAAGTTATGTGCAACCATTTACTTTTTTTGATACTTTTATAGAAGGGTCTGATAATGAATTTATAGCATATCTAGATATTATAGACCCACAAGGGAACTATAAAGTTTATCAATTTACTTGTATTATACAGGACTTGAGTATTGACTCATCAGTGGGTAATTATGGTGCTTATAATTATACACTACAAGGAACTGGGCCAATCACAGAAATCACTACCGTAGATAGCTATGTAGTAAGCAGCGGTAAAATTACGGCTAGAAGTACATCAACATTCAAATTGGTAGCTGTTGGAATTGAGGGGCAATGGTACTACAACTACACAGTCACCAATGAAGGCGGTGGCGTATTCTCTATCACTGTTGGTACATCGTTTAATGGTAAGACAGTAAAGGCTGCATATATTTCAATATAAAAATGTAATTTTAAGGACAAAATGGAAGTTAATATTTGGATAGCATTAGGAGTACAAACAGTCGGTCTCGGACTCGGTGCAATTAAAATATTCACGGATTTTAAGATTAAGCTCAGAGAGCATGATTTGAGGCTTAAAACCCTGGAAAAGAAAGAAGAAGGCACAGCTGATCAATTTAAAGAAATTATGCAGGCCTTGAACGAAATAAAATTAGAATTAAAAGATAAAGCCGATAGAATATGATAGGTGAACACAATATGGCTCCGATAAAGAAAGGTGACACATATGTGGTCACTTATGCTTTTTATGATGATGAGTGCGAGACAACTCCGCTTGATGTAAGTACATATAGCTTCAAGCTGCAAGCCAAGAACAGTGCTGGCACTGTAATGATACAATGGCTGAACGCTGACTTTGTGCAGATCAATAACTACACAAGAAAGATTACGCTTACGCCAACAACAACAGCTGCTTATACTGCTGGAGAATTTGTATATGAATTAGAGGTTACAATATCCAGCAATAAATATACTTGGATGCAAGGTTATATTGAAGTACAAAACCAAGTAACATCGTGATAGTAGTAAAAGTTTCATATAGCTATACAATGCCAGTGATAAAGGTTACCTATGATGTAACCGATATCACAATAGGCGGTCCATCAGACGTTAGTCCGGTATATATCAACCTGGACTACAATGCCTCTGGTGCCGCAACGCTTTTGACAAGCGTAGGCTTATCAATGCCTACTGGCTTTAGTGTAGCGAACAGCCCACTTGTACAAAGTGGCACTCTAGCGGTAACATATGCAAGTGGATATAGTTTGCCAAGCGATGCTGAACAAGCGACTTGGGACACGGCATATAATAGGAGCTTGACTGCTGCAAGCGTTAGCGGTACGACAACCAAGACACTTACCCTAACCAAGCAAGACGGCTCAACTTTACAAGCATCGTGGAATGACTACGATACCGCTCCCGTGACAAGTGTTTTCGGAAGAACTGGCGATGTGGTAGCTGCCGAAGGAGACTATAACCTAGGTCAACTCGGTGATGTCACCATCACTTCACCTAGCAACAACCAAGTACTAAAGTACAACGGTACGGCATGGGTGAATGGTACGGACACTGACACGGGGCTTACTAGCGTTGGCTTGTCTATGCCAGCGGCATTTACAGTGACTAATTCGCCTCTTACAAGCAATGGCACTTTAGCGGTGACTGCGGCTGGTACTGGAGCGCAATATATCAAAGGAGATGGCACACTTGCTACTTTTCCCACAACAATTAGTCAAGCTCTCACGCTTATTCGTGAGGTATATAATAGCACGGGATCA